GTAAACCTCGGCGCGGTTCATCTTGGAGTTGAACGTGTCGCGCTCCTGCATGACCAACAGATCGGGGTCTCCCCACACGGACGCCCCTGCGTACATGGAAGTTGTTTTGCCAAGGCCCGACCCCTTGCTGTAGATGTGAAACGCCGCTGCGTTGAGGGGCTGAAACTCCATCAGCACCGAACCGAACGTCAGCCCAAACATGAATTGGTGCATCTCAAACCCGGGGCGGTTGTAGAACTCCATAGTTTGCTTCCAACCATCCAGAGTGCCCTTGGTGCGGAAGATAGGAAACAGTTGCGCCGTTGCGCTTGACGGAGAGTTAACCTCGATGCGGTCTTTGAAAATCTCCATGTTGCCAATGACGAACGATGTACCGGCTTCATCCGTCCAACCAAATTGCCGCCGTGCTTCGGTCGCCTCGGCGCGAAACTGCAACTCGTTGACCCAACGCATTGTGTACTCCATCAACTCAGCCACCCCGATGACTGCTACACCGTTAGTGGCTAAAAACTTACGAAACTCATCTTTGGCCCCCACGGCGGTCAGCGGCATCGTGAATTCACGAATGCCGTCCCGGGGCAGGTGCAGTCGCATGACAAGTGCTTCGCCCAACTCCGGGTCCTTCAAACGACGCACCACGTACAGGTCGTTGAAGTACACCATGACATCTTTTTCTTCGCCGTCGTTGCCGGTAGAGTGCTTGAACACACCACCGTTTTTGCCCCGGAAGTAGGGGTGCGGATACTTCGGAACAACGTACTGAATCGGTGCAGCCTGCGCAACGTCAGCAGGTTTTGCAATCACGACGTTATCGCTTTCCTCGGCCTCCTCGACCTCGCGGCCCAACACGATGGGCGACTTGATCTTGTTCCAGTGGCGGCAGTCGGGGCACACCCCCGGGCGGTAGTCGTTAAACCGCTCGCACAGGTACGGACCCTTGATGTGGCTTGCCTTTTCCTCGGTCGCTGCGGCGGTGTATTCGGGGTGCTTCTCGGATATCTTATGGATAGCCTGCCCGCCATCGACACAGAACTTGGCAATCGACAGCCCTGCGCGCCACATCGGCTCGGATACGTTGGGTTGGTTAAGGACAATCTCCCCGATCTGCGCACAGCCCTTGCCGTCAAGCGTCTTGATCAGAATGGTCTTGAAGCGGTTGGTGTAACTCCCGCTCAGTGCCGTCATCATCGCATCGGGCTCGCGCGGGGTGTACTTCCGCTGCGCCGGGAAATCTTCCTCACCCTCCGGTGCACCGATCAAATCCCGGAACGCCTCAAACGTCATTGGCTCTGCCGGGGAGCCCACGATGTGCACTGTATGCGGCGGGTCGTCTTTGTAGTTGTGCGTACCGGGAACCCGCAGCACCCCCGCTGCGTTGGCGGGCACCACAGGGTCAATAATCAGTTTGCTCGCCCTGCACAAGTCTTTGAACCGCTTGGCGACAGGCACCCATGTTTCACGTGAAACAGGTGCAGTCAGAGGCCAGTAAACATGTATGCCCCGGCCGGAGTTGACCAAGGTTGGTCTAGGTAACTTGTTTGTCTTGCAGAACGTACGCAACGCCGCAAGCGCATCGCTTTGGGTGAGGTAGCCCTCACCGTTGTCAAACTTCTCTTGCCCACAGTCTAGGTCGAGGAAGAACGTCCGCATCTGCAAGACATTGTGTGCCTCGCGGGAGCCAACCTCTTTGAATCTACCTAACGCGAAATACGCATCGTAGCCATCGTTGTCCAGAGTGTGCGCAGCATGGATTGCATCGTCGACAGTATCGAAAAACTCCTGCTCAATGCGCTTGTCTGTGCGACGTTTTGCCCATACGCAGGTGTACCCCGTATCGCCAAGGACTGCCTCCAGAAATGTTCTTGTGTCCATAACTGCCGATATTCATGGTGGGTGGGAACGAAAAAAGAAAGGGTGGGGGAGCGACCCCCACCCCCACGAAAACTTATTCGTCGTCCCAGTTGTCCACGATATCGGCGATGTTAGATTTCTCCGTAGGCGCAGTTGCTGCCTTCTTTGTTACCTTGACGGGCTCTTCAACCACTTCCTCCGCCGCCACCGTTTTTGCAGCCTTCGGCGCAACGGCAGGTTCGGCCTTTGGGGCCGCCAGAGCCGGTGCGGGGATTGCACCGTCCAACTGCGCGACATTCAGGGTGATCGCACGGATGGTGTCGGGGTGATCCTTCATCTTCAGCACCGAGCGCAACTCCTCTTCTTCCAGTGCGCGGACCGGCTTGAAGATAAGTTTCATCTGCCCCGTGGTATCAAAGCGCATTTCAGTAACGATGCTGATGGCATGCGTGTTGTGCGCCTTGAGGTAGCGACCGTAGGCTTGCAGGGGCATCTTCTTGCCGTCAGCGTCGCCAAACACCGAGGTAGCCGGGAGGTCAAGTTGGTGCACCACGTCATTGCCGATCTCGGACTCAAGCACCACAGCCACGCGTTGACGGAAGCGGCATGCACGGCCCTCGCCATCCACCGATGAGCCCTTAACGTGTTGCGGGCAGTCTTTGCAGAACTGCGCTTGGCGCTGCTCAGGCGGCACGGCGTTGTCAGGACGCTGCGTATCGGACGACCAGCACGTAGGCTTGCTCGCCTTGCCCTTGACGTAAGTCCCGGCGTAGAACATACGGGATACCGGGGCGGCGTTGACGATCACCACGTTCATCGCACGTTCTTCACTGGTGCGGACTTCCTTGCCGCCAATGAATTCGTGGAACACGCCGTTTTCCAAACCGATGCGGCGGTAGCCGCCGTTGTTGCCACCGGCAATCGTGCTTGTCAGGTTGTCTTCGACGCCGCCAAGCAGGGCCAGTGCAGCGTTGCTCTTGTTACCAAAAAGGGTAAGTTCGCTCATGTCGTTCTCCAGTTAAATGTCTTTGTCAGGGTCTTCAAATGCCAGTTCAAGTTGCACTGGTCCGGTTTCTTCGATCAGGGTTGGGGTCCCTTCGTCGGGCTTGGGTGCATCGGTCAGTGCAGCCACCACCTTGGATACGCTGAATCGGTAGGTGTTGCCCACCTTGACGTACGTATCTTTGGGGATGTGCCCCTGCCGCAACCACGCCCGAATCGTCGAGACCGAAACCGTGAATTGCTTCGCCAATTCTTCGATTGGCACGAACGGTTCGGACATCACTTTCTCCTTACGGTGATGGTGTATTCGCTGTCCACATTCAATCCCGGGGGCAGCAATTCCGGGTTCTCTTCCAAGAACTGTTTCATGTTGGATTGGTGAATGCGCTCGTGCAGCAACTCAGGTACTTCGTTCTGGATGATGAACTTGCGCATGGACTCCCAATCGTTGGTGGAGTAGGTGGTCTTGACGGTGCGGTAGAACAACCCTTCGGCAGTCCTGACGCTCTCGACGTTTTGGTTCTTGCAGTAGACCAGCAGGTGGGCTTTAACTCTGTCCATCTGCTCCTTGAGTTTCTCGACCTCGGCCTTGTAAGCGGCGTCGATCTCGGACTTCTTGGTGGTCATCTTCAAGTAGACCTTGACCAGTTTCTCCACTGGTATTTCGGCTTCTTCGCTCATGTCGTTCTCCGGTTGTTGGATTCTCTAGTATATTGCTGTTTCCTCCCTTATTCAAGTATTTCTTTGTAAAGATCAACAATTTTTGCGTGAACGTCTATTTTGTTATCAAGAAGTTTATACACATGACTCTCGACCGGCGAGCCTATTAGTTGCACCACCGTCGTCGGATGTCGTTGCCCGCTGCGGTGCACCCGGGCGTTAGCCTGCGCGTAAGTCTCAAGGCTACTCGTTGGCCCCCACCACACCACCGTATTCGCTGCCGTCAGGGTCACGCCGTGAGCCGCCGCCTGCGGCTGAATCACAAGCACTCGGGGCTCGGGGCTTTCTTGGAATCGCTTGAAGATGTCAGTGCGCTTGGACGCGGATACGTCGCCGCTGATGGTCTCGGTGGCAATCCCGTCGGCGTTGAGTTTCTGGTGCAGGATGTCGATCACATGTTTGAATGGCACGAACACAAGCACCTTCTGGCTTGCTTCGTCAATGACCTCGCGCAGCACCGTGTAGCGTTTGCTGATGTCGAACTCAAGCACCTCGCCTGTGTCGGAGTAGACCGCGCCGCATGAGATTTGTAGCAACTTACTCATGTTCACGGCGGCGTTGACCGAGGTGATCTCCTCGCCCGCTGCTTGGATGACCATGCGTTTCTTCAGCAGGTCGTAGTACTTCTGTTGCTGCTTGGTCAACTCCACGCGGCGTTGTGTGTATGTCATCTCCGGCAGATCGAGACACTCGTCCTTGGTGTATCTGATCGCGGGTTGCAGCACCCGAAACACCGTCTGTGTGGCGTTCTCCTTGGGAATCCACCTGAATGCGGACAACTTCACCATCACCATGTCTTTGAACGACGTGAAGTACTTGGGCACCCCCTGCGGGTTCACCAACTTAGCCAACCCGTAGGCGTCGAGCGGCGACTGCGCAGCGGGGGTTCCGGTCAGCATCCAGAGCCACGTGTCGGGCTTGAGTAGGTTGCTCAGGACTTTCCACCGTTTGGTCTGTGCATTCTTGTAGGCGTTGGCCTCGTCGACAACAATCAGATCAAACCCGCCGTTGGCGATGTCGTCCGCAACGATCTCAACTCCGTCGTAGTTGATGATCACAAACTCAGCGATGCCCTTGATCACTGCGCGGCGCTTCTCTGCACTACCATAGGCGATGTCGACGGTGCGGTGCATGGCGAACTTGAACAGGTCCGATCTCCATGCGGAGTCCATGATTGACAGCGGGCAGATAACTAAGCAGCGTTTCACCCTGCCTTGTTTCATCAAGTAGTCCGCAGCCCAGATCACAGAGCCGGTCTTGCCCGTGCCTTGCTCGTTGAGACAAAAGGCGCGACGGTTCAGCGTAAGAAACGATGCGGTGTCGCGTTGGTGGTCAAACGGTTTGTATTGTCCGGGCCAGTTGTATTGCCCGAGGATAGGTGAAGGCACCCCGCGAATCTTCAGGTTGCGAAGCACTTGGGCTTCGTCGAGTCCCCACTTCACAACCACGCGGTTGTTTGGCAGTTCCTTGCTCTTTGGAATCACTGTCGTTACGCGTTGTGGGTTGCGTAGCGTTAGCAGTAATGCCTTGTTGTCTATTATTTCCATTCGTTCTCCGAAGACGCCGACCGGAGCGAAGTGGGTGTCCCACTCGCTCCGCGTGCTGTCGAATTTTCAATGTAGCGCAGGCTGCGCTACGCGTCAAGCGGGTTTCTTCCCACCCGGCTCACGCACACTGTGACCGTTACGCGCACGGTTTTTCCGCGCACTGATGATGCGCACACCATCTTTGTTGGAGCCCCCGTCGCGCAGCATCTTGATGTGATCAACATCCTTGCCCTCACGACGGTCGGCCTTGCCATCGTTGTCGCGGTCTACCCCTGTTTTGTCAATCGCACGGCGAGCGCGTTGGCGCTCCAACTTGTCGGCAATCTCGCCGCGCTTCAACTGCATCTGGTACTCGTGCTTGTACGGCCTTGGCTTGTTTACGTACGGCATCACTCACTCCTTCCGTTGTGCGGGCAACTAAGCACCACACAATGCTTGCGGCACAGCCCCGAGGGGCGGGGATTCCAGACGTTGCTTGTGTAGGCAAACTTCATCCGGTCGTAGTCACGCAGCCACTTCTGCCACAGCGTAGGCGCATCGGCGACTGTGTAGGTTGCTTTGGGAAAGGCGTTGGCAATCACAAACAGCAGCCCTGCCTTGACCTTCCCGACTTCGGGAAAGTGCTTGAACACAGCGAGCGCCATGAGTTCCAACTGCCCTGTGTCAGCGTACTTGGCAGACTTACCTGTCTTGTAGTCAACAACCCGGGCTTCACCCTTGGCTTTGTCTAAGATGATCAGGTCAGCAATGCCACGCCACCACACGTTCGGGTCCTTGAATCCGCATGGCTCAAGGTTTTCGGTCAGCCCCATCTCGTACTCGCAGAGTTTGTCTCCGGGAAAGTTGTTGAGGCTGTCCAGTGCACCCTTGGCAAACGAAAAGCACTCAGGCAGTGGGGTGCCGTCACGAATGTAGAACTCGGCTGCTTCGTGAAACCGCGTGCCGTACAGCAAGTGTTCGGCGTTCTGATCTTCCTTGTAGTCCTTGGCAACCCGCAAGTGGTAAAACTTCTTTGGGCATTGCTCAAAGGTCTTGATAGATGAGAACGACCACGGCCCCATTACTGCCTCGTCATTTCTTTTTCGTGGCGTATCGCCGCTGCCGTCATGCGCACCTCGAACATTGCGGTCTCCGCATGGTTCAGTGCTTCCTCGTATTTCTTCATCAGCATGGCTTCGTGCAACTGCTTGAGCGCCTTCTCGGCCATCATGCAGGGGCGTGCGTAGTCAATCAGATTAGCAATCTCCATAGGATTTCCCCACTCCAGACTTACAGTTAACCGGCAACCCTTTAGCCCAATCCGGGGTCCACCGCATGCACTCCTCAACGTAGGCCACGGCTTCGTCCACTTCGGCGTCACGCACCACAGTAGCAATAGCGTCGTGAACAGTCAAGACCACTTTGTACCGCTTGGAAATACGCAACATTTGCTCTGCGATGATACACCTAGCAATTGCTTGGCAGGCGTTCTCGATGACCTTCCCGCCGTAGATTCGGGTGCGCCCCTTGCGGGTCTGGTAGTGGAACTCCATACCCTTGTCGGTCTCGGAGAACTTCAGGTCGTCGTACCGCATCAGCAGCCCGCTCGGCAGGCGAATCGCCCGCTGTTCAGGCACAACTTCTAGCACCCCGGGGCGGCCCAACGGTGCTGGGTCTCCCCTTGACATGTTGACAAGGGCGTTCTGGGCTTGACGCCAGAGCCTCACGATTGCGTCATTCGTGCGGCGATAGATGTCGATAATGCGGCGCGCTTCCTCCACCTCAACTTCGACGCCAAAGTTTTTAAGTTGCGCTTGGAACTTAACCGCACCCATGCCGTACCCTGCACCAAGGATAGTGGTCTTTCCCACAAACCTCTCGTTCTCCGTAACTTCTTCAGGTACCTTGCCGTAGATAGCCGAAGCCATGATCTTGTAAACGTCTTTTCCATCGGTGAATGCTTCCAGTAAGTCTTGCTGTTCAGCCAACCACGCAAGCACCCGTGCCTCGATCTGTGCGGAGTCCGAGTCAATCATGGTGTAGCCCTTGGGTGGGATGATCGCTTGCTTTAACTTGTTAGCGTTCTGCCCCCTGCTTGGCAGGTTCTGCATGTTGATCTTGTCGTCACCCCCAAACCGTCCGGTGTGTGCGGCGTAGTACCGAATCGGTACGGGCAGTGAGCCACGCTCGGCAATGTCGATAAACCGTTGGGTGCGGGTTTCTTCCAGTGTTGACTTCGTACCAAGCCGTGCGGCCATGAGCGTCTGCACCTTCAGGCTCGGGTGGTTCTCCAGTGCCTTGAACTCCTCGTCGTTCTTGGCAAACGCGTAGGTCTCCTTGCCCGTAGCGGGGCTGATCTTCATGGGGATCGGCACGTTCAGCGGCTTGCCCTCATCATCAGTCAGCCCCCGCAGGATTTCGGCAAACTTGTCATTGCTCATCAGCAACTTGACGCGCCAGTCCTCGCCCTCTTTCAAGTCCTTGAGGTTTTCCGGGCACTCCGTATCTTTGAAGCAACTCTTGAGCAGTGCCTCCTTTGCTGCCTTCACATCGCTTAGATGTTGCTCCAACAGCGTCTTGTCCAACTCCAGCCTTGGTTCGATGAACATGCGCAGCGTCATGTCGATGATGCGCAACTCCTTTTTCGGAAAGCCCCGCACCATCTTGTTGAACAGTCGGTAAGTCAGGTCAACGTCGTTGACGCAGTAGTCCCCGTACCGTGCAAGGTCCTCCTCGGTGAAGTCGCGGCGGCGTTTACCCAAAGCCTTGATCACCTCGTCGCCCTTCGCACCGAGTCGATAGCGTTCGGCGAGGGCTTTCAACGAACCGCCCACCTCCACGCCATGCAGAGCGCGCCCCATACACAAAGTATCAGCCCAATACTGAGGAGACACACCAAAGCGCCAACCCAATATGGCACCATCAAACATCGTGTTATGCGCCAATACCATGGCATCTGACCATTTGAACGAATCATGCAACCATTCCTTCAGTTGTGCATGAGAGCCACTAGCCCATTCGGTCGGGCCGTCGTTGACCTTCACCCCGATACCGATCACCTCAAACAGCGGGTCACGGATGTATTCCTCGGTGGTCTTATGCGTTAGCGAATAAGACTGGTCATAATAAGTTTCAAAGTCGATTGTGATCAGGTCCATCGTTCTAGTCCTTGTAGAGTAGCGGGCGGGCGAAAGAGTCAGCCAACAACTCCTCGTAGTTAAACTTGCGTGCAAGGCACTCGCGTGCACTGAGCAGGGTGTCGGACGCGCCGACGCGCAAATCGTTGTAGACAAACACTCGGTCGGGCATCTTCGTCGTTCCGCGCAAGAACTCCTCGCCGATCACGGTCACGCGCCAGTTGCCCGAGGTCTTGGTCTTTACGGTTTGGGGCTTCTTAATTTGGGTGTTTTCGGGTGTATCTACAGGCGCGGACTTCTCTGCCTTCGGCATCGGTGCGACCAAGCCCCAATGCTTCAATGACGTGAGCGAATACGCACGGAACACGTGTTTCGGTGCGTTCTCAGGGACATTTACCCACTTCACGCGGTGGCGGGTCTGCTCGTCGTACAGCCACACCAAGGACCGCACCATGCTGCCGGTAAGTTTGATCGAATAAATCTTGCCGTATCGGTCGCACACCACGCACCGTGCGCCCTTCGGGCTTTCAATCTTTTTGTACCACTCATGGCGCAACGCTGCGGTTGCTTCCTGCACATCTAATGTTGTGATCATGTCGTTCTCCAGTTAGATCAGTGGGTGCATCAGCACCTTCTTAAAATGGGGAGTCTTCGTAGTCGGCACGTGCGCGCTTTGTCAAGTCATACTGAATCCTTTCGAGTAGTCGTCCGTCTACGCGACGAAATGGGTTCCAACTTCCTGCGACTAGCATCTCGTGCAGTAACCGGGATTGGTCCCTCATGGACTTGCTCGACGGTACGGAATCTGTGAAGGTTTCCGCACAGCCTTGCTCGGTAGGTTTTGTTTGTCGTTTCATCGGCTCTTGTTTCCACGACTTCCGTCCACGCCCCGCACACCGGGCACTTTGTTCCGTTTGGCATTTGATGTAGTTGCTAAAGAAAAAACAGCGAAGTTGCGCACGCGCAGAATCTCTTCCTCGCGCCGCGCGCTGATACCTCTGATGAAACCTGCCATTTTCCCTTCTTCTCGCGCCTTTTCAACATGCGCGGTTGACGCTTGAGACAAGGTTTGCCCTGTCTTTGACGCACGGAAAACAACATCCTCCTGAAAGATCGACGGTCGCGGGTTGTGCCTCCAGTGGAACGGGCTGTCGTGGTGGCACTTGCACTTCAACTTCAATTACTTTCTCCTCTTGCTCTGATGGCTGCGGAACTTTCATGGCACGCATCCCAGAAACGATGGTCATATGCGCGCATCGTTGGCTTTAGGCTTTCGCACAACTTCGCACACGCCTCACGCTCCTGCTCGGCAACAAGGGCGGCGAAGCGGTGCATCTCGTCAATGTCGAGGTGCGCAATGCCCGGTGTTGATGGTGAGCCAACCAGCGTGACGCCGGATATGTTGGTTCCAACCTTCAGACCAGCCTCCCGCGCCAATTTGATGATGTCGTCGCGGGTCATGCTTCACCTCCAATCCCGTGTGCGCGTTCAATAGCGCGGGCGAAATTAAACTGCGTCGGGCCAGTGACGATGACATCGCACTTAAACATCAACTGCGCTATCTCATCGTCCGTCAGCGGCTTGCGTTCCATCTCGGTTACGTCCTGCCAGACTTCGCACATCATGTTTTCAAGAGCGACGTAATCAACCGGCTCAGGCTCCGCAAGC